TATGACGATTTCACGTTTTTAGAGGCCCAGCCAGTAAGGGTTCCAGGGCGTCAATATCGATCGGTAAAGGTTATTCTGTAATAAAGCTCTTTTAGAATATATATAATATTCTGATGCTAATACTAGTATTCCATATCATCTATTTTCGGGGAGTCGTAATGACAGTTTGTCAGACTACAGCAGCGGCAATTATTGCCGAAATCTGTGATCGGGTTATTGACCCGACACTTAAGTTCAATGTAAAAAACGGTTTTATCTTCGTAAAAGAAGATGAAATTGCAATGTTAGATCTTCTTAAAGAGTGCGGGTATAATAAACCCGTACACACAACCTTTGCAGGTTTGAGTACATACAAGGTAAAAATGGTACATTACAGTACCGCCGCAGACCGTCTTAAGGATCAAGACTGTACCGCGTTGGTACCCATTGATTCAGTACTCGGAGTATGGCATAGGAATGTTAGATTGACTGTCCTGTGCGCGTAATAAAAATAGGAGGGAAATTAACCCCTCCTATTTTTTTATTAATTCTTAGCCGATCTATAAACTTCAGCTTTTCCAGGATACACATTAAGGAATTGATTAGCACTAATGAATATACCGACTGCACAAAATACGGCATTCATTAATTCAAAATCGGTATTCCCAGGCACTACTGGCATAGTATGATCATTACCAAGGAAACCATAACTACCACCAACAAGGTCGAACACCACTGGGTGATCTTCTTCGTCACTAGTGAAATTATCATAAACTGCCGCAGTAATTTCATTATATGATTTAGTGTCAATACCAACCATATTAGAAATTGCAACAGAATAAGCCTTCTTAAATGAATCAGAAATAACATCAAGGAAATCATTTACGATTTTAGTAACGTTTTCACGATTATTACCGACAATGATATTTCTCTTAGAATTAATAAGAGAATCAACAATTTCAGTTAAGATTACATCACGTTTATTAACAAGAATGAATGGTACTGCAACATTACCACCGAGTGCGAATCCATGTTTAATAGATTCACCACAAGCTGCAACGACGTCATCGAATATAAGTTTACGAGCACGACGTTCTTTGTCAGATGCGCCACCAACTTTAATCACAGACATATCACTATTAAGCATAGAAATACGATGTTTAAGAGAACTAATGCCAGCAAAAGTTAACATACCTTCATTAGCGTCAATGTCTTTAATCTTATCTTCAAGTATTTGGATACGAGCTCTAACAGCACCTTTATCCCCTTTACCGCCCTTAATACGAGTGGTAAGTTGAGTTCCATAGTATTCCTTAGCACCACCAAGATAATTTTCAAGTGCAGTGAAATTCTTACTAAAATCAGTAAGTTGACCCTTCTTAGTATTGAGAACTTCACCACCAAGAATAATACGAAGATCTTCAAAACGTTCTTTTGAAAGTTCCATAGATGTATCAATGGTGAGACATGCGATAGGTTCTTGTTTATGATATTCAAAAGGACCATTCTTACCAGCCTGAATAGTTCCTTCATAAGATCTATCAGTGATTGATTTACGAACGACATCATCATAATCTTTTGCAATTATAACTATCGGACATTTAAGAATATCAAGTACATAATTGATAATCTTATTAAGATTTGGAAGATCATTCAATGTCAACGGCCCATCGACTATAAGGAATCTTGGATTTTCAAGCTTACAAACGATACGATCTATCTGATTAGCCATATTTGGTGTAATAAATCCACCATTAAATTTAAATCCAACTTCTTTATCAACTACAGTTTCTTCTTTTGTATTAGCTTCAACTGTAATATAAACGTGGTCGCATGCACGATTAATATACATATCAGAAACCAAATCACCAATAGTACTATCATTATTAGATGATATATTGGCAACTTCTCTAATCATATTATTTTCAGTTTCTTTATCAATGTCAGATGGATTGAGAAGGCAATATTTATCCTCTCTAATATATTTCTCAATAACCTTACGAGATTCTTCAAGAATAGTTCTCATAGAGATTGTTGGAAGAATACAACCAATTTCAGGATAAAGTTTAGTAATATCATACTTAATAAGTTTACGATACAACTCATAAGCGATAATAATACCTGATGTAGTACCGTCACCAACTTTAAGATTCATTGTACGTGAAATATCTTTGATAATTTCAGCAATAAAAAATTTAAGTTGATCGTTAAATTTATATTCATGCATTACAGTATAACCATCTTTTGTAGGATATACTGGAACGCTGGCTTCGATACTTGAAATAAGTGTGAAACCGCCACCAGGACCAAGAGTTTTAGAAACACTTGATGCAACTTTACCAAATACAAAATCTACAGCTTTGTGAAAATCTTCACAACTTACAATGTTTTCATCATTAAGTACATCATCAATATCGCGTAGCTCTTTTACAGACATTGCTCACTCCATGTTTTATTTTAACCACTACTGTATTATTTTTAGCGTTTTCTTGTATAGTAGACTTTGTAGAATTACAAGTTGTTTGAATACAACTTGTAAATTTATCAAGATCTCCTATATCATTACGAGAGAATTCAAATGATAGATCATTTTTATTGATAGACAATTTAGGATTGTGTATATTATTACAACCATCAACATCTTTAAGTTGCTGTTTAGCTTTGTAAATATTAACTACCGCTGGTAAATTTCTAAAATGTAAAACATCTTTATCACTGATTTTACTATTCTCTCCGATAGACTTTACAAAGTGTTGTAATGTATCATCAGACATTCATTGTTCCTCAATTCAATATTTCATTTTTTATAAAACCTTACGAAAAATATTTAACGCAAAAGTTCTCGAATTTTTCTATCATATTCATCGCCAGGGGACTTACGTTTAAGACTGTTTTCTCGTCTAGATGTCACCAATGACCTTAACATTGGCATATCCATGTTCAACATATCTTGGTATGATATTTTCCCACCAAATAACTCCATTATAGAGTCAACTAATGAAGTAAAGGAATACCTAACATCAGTATTCCCTTTCCTCATTTCGTCTGTTACATATCGATTATCAACTCCATCAGTCGTTCCGCCCGTGTAAAAATTGAATCACGGATGTCAATAGCAATATCCATCTGTTTAGTTTTACAAACAGGACAAACACTATTAGTTACGATGAAATATACACCTTCTTTAACAACCAACTTCTTAAATTCTCTACCTTTAATAAATTCAAGATAATCAACTCTAGAAAGTCTATTGATAATCAATGGTATAAGTGAAGGTTCAACATCAACATACGTGATTTTAACAATTTTAGATCCAGGTTTTGTTGGATCTTCAACATTTTCTGGAGCTGGCGTATAAAGTTTTCTAACAAACATATTATATTTGTATGAAAGAACTTTAGCGAATAGTGATTTATCATTAACGGTACCATCCTGATATAGTGATGAAACAGGATATAATACTTTCTTAATAACTTCATCTGATTCATTGCATTGCTGTTTAAGGAATTTCAAAAACATTAATACTTCATGAAGATTAGGAATCCCGTGAAATACTTTAATACGTGATTCAGGAAGAAGATCTTCTTTTTCAATTATCGTGCACGCAGTTTTGTAAGCACCAATAAATGACCTGTCAATGCCATTACGAATATTATCAATAGTATCAGCGGTGATATCCATAACGGAATTATGTGAAATAGACGAGATATCATAATTATCACGTTCCTCTATAATATTAGTGCGACAAGGTACCACTGAGTCCGCATAACGGTCACATACAGCTTTATATTCATTTATTCCAGGATTATTTACATTATAAATACCCCAATAAATACACCAAATATCAGGATATTTGATCGCAGTACACCACTCTTCAAAAGTTAGTTTTCTTTTAAGAGAGTTATTTACTGTATGCTCCCATGCTGAATATAATTCTGCTTCAATTTTTTCAACAAAATCGATATTGTCGCTATTTCTATGGATGGAAAGCATCTCACTATTTGAATAAGTACTTATATCGAGATATATTCCTGAATATGGTAGAACTACTTTAGATAGTCCACGAGGTCCAATAAACCCACCATTTTTAGTCCCAGTTATATACTGTTCGATAATAGCTCTCTGATATATCTCGGTATTAACAGGATCGATAGTGACAGGAGTAAATTTCTCAAAATCTTTTGCAGTTTTATTAATTCCAGCAAATCCGATTTTGAGTTTATTAATTTCACTAATCGATTGATCTTCCTCTTTAACTACAGATTTCTCAGGTCCTGTAGTTACGAAACTTACAGTTGAGTCATCTTCGAGATTAATATTGAATTTTTCAGATGGATCAACATATGTATCTTCAGATTCACCATCTTCAGAAACTTCAGGTTGCTCCTCAGTAGCTTCTTTAACTATAGGAGTATCCATTACGAATCTAGTAGGTTGTTTAGGTTTTTTAACTTTAAGTTTTACAACCTCTTCAACCACAGGTGCCGGTATTGGCGCTTCTGAAACTGCCTCTATAGGTTTGGTGGGGTGTTCATGTTCACCAAACACAACTTTAGGCAGTATAGTTGTTTCAGGTTCAGTTTCAACAACTCGCCTTGTTGCTGCGAGAATTCTAGATAGATCTTGCGTCGATGTTTCATCACTCATATTAAAACCTCCAAATGGATTAAATGTATACAGATTCGTCCAATATTATGTGTAATAATTAATATAAAATAATACATACGGGAATAAACCCGTATGTATTAAATGTATTAATAATAACTTGGAGTTCCACCATTAGAATTATCAGTAGAAGATCCACTATCATCTGTACCAGTATCAGTATTATCGCCAGATTGATCATCTGAACCGTAACCATAGTCGGTATCTCCACCTTCATCTCCTTCACTAGGAGCTCCAGTATCAATACCACCTTCGTCACCACCTCCAGAATCATCACCGTAACCATAATCACCGCCATCAGATCCTCCACCTTCGTCACCGGCAAGTGTACTATCACCACCGCCAGATCCGTCGTCTTGATTAGGAGCATCAGATTCTTCATCATTTACAACATCTATATCATACTTTGACATTTGTGCATAATATACTGTCGCACCGCGTTGTGCATTATCTAGAACTTCTTCAATACGTTGCCAATCGGTAGATGATGACAATTCTTTCATCAGAAGTAATCTAGTATTCTGAACCATGGCTTCCCACATTTTACCTTCATGTGTAGCATCACCATAATACATTTTAATTAAAAAGTCAACTAGATTAGATATAGATTCCAATTCTTCTGAAATCTTACTAACTGTTAGATGTTTTGGAATTGAGAATTTGAAATCAATATTATCTATATCGATAGCCAATTCATCTTTATCATTTTTAGTAGTACTTACACCACGTTCGATATCAGCTTTAATCGCAGGACATGATATATCAGAATAATGAACTAAAAGTTTAATAGCTTTAGTTACAAACTTTGAATAATTTACACTTTTCTCAACAATAACATTACGGTAATCTAATCTATGCTGAAGTTGTGAAGCTACATATTCATCTTGACTCATCAAATCTAGTGTTGTTGGAGGAACACCGATTTTCATGATTATAGATTTTAATATTTTTTGAGTAAAATCATCATCAATATCAAGATTATTAGAATGCTCAACATGAGTGACATCAAATAACTTTTCCCCATCAACAACTGGGATCAATAATCTTTTAAAATTACCAACATTTCTAACAATTGAATCAGTTCCACCAAATAGAGTTCTTGCTGAAACGTTTCGTGTTGATGCGTTTTTACTAATTGATGCCATAGTTAAACCTAATTCTTTAGATTTACCCATGTTAATTTCCATAACTTCAGTATCAGATGATTTCATAACTTTCATCATTAATGACGAAACCATTGATGATATATAAGTATAACATGAAAATAATGTACCATTTAATATACTTAAAGGATATCCATCAGTATCCAATACACGATTCATATAAACCATATGAGTTTCTGGTATAAATGTGAATCTAATATTATTCTTAAAAATAATATCATCACGTATAAGATTCATCATAGCAGATTGAAAAGTTGCACTATCTGCAAGTTTATTTTCACCAAGTCGTTTAGTAAGAGTTTTAATCAATATACTCTTTATAAGATCAACTTTTTTATGAGATTGACCATTTAAACTAAATGACGAATTACCATTAGCTCTAACAGATGGAGACATGATTGTAGCTGGTGAGAATGCTCCACTACTAAATGGATTATTGCTATCAGCAGCAACTGCTCCACTACCTTTTAACAAAGCAGCATCATCAGTCGCACCAATTCTACGAATAATATCTAAGAATGAACCTTTATCTTTTTTCAATGCAAGATAATTATCACCAGCAGTTCTAATATATTCAACAATATAGTACCCAATATGAACACCACCAGCAGATATCGGTATAACATGCTCAGGTTCATATTCTGTTAAAATAGCTCTACGATTCTTTACAGCCTTAGCATATTGATCAGGATCTATAGGGTTAGAATTAATCTCTATTTCAAGACCATTAATTGAAACACTTTTTGTATCTTTTTTAGAAGTTTTAGGGTCGACATTATCATTAACTCTATAGAAGTCATCAATAGCACTACCACTATCTTTGTCAGTAATATAATTATCATTCTTTATATTTTTAGTGGCCTGATACATTGCACCTTTTCTAGCATCAACAACTTCAATACTCTTATCAATACCTACAACAATATCATTAATTTGTTTACGTAGGTGTGGATTCTTCTTAAGGATATGTTCTGGCACAGTGATAGATTTATAGAAAGCTTCAGAACTCTTAACAAGTTCATTATAATCTTTTTTATCACGTCTAAATGCTTCAATTTTACATTCAGCTAAACTTTCATCAAAATCTTCAAGACATATTTCAACATATTGATCTATTATGTCCTGTGTGATGATATTAGAAGTGAATGATTCTATTGTGGAATTCATAGACTCGATAGTTCTAATATATTCATCACCTTCAATACCTAAACAATTAGCTGAATATTTATCAAATGTATCGTAAATCGGTTTCAAAGGAGATTTTACAAGAAATGACTCTTCTGAAAATATTTCACTTATATCGTATGGGATTATTGATTCATGACTCATTCCCATATTCTTACGTTCACCGATACATTTATTGATCATTGATATAACATCAACTTGTGGTTGTACACTAAATGGTTTACACCCACATACTTCAGATGTTAAAATATTACGTTTAATTCTAGTTTCAAAATCATACTCATCAAGTAAATCTTTAATTTTTAATTCAATTACAGATTTTCTATCTTCATTAGTATCATTATAGAAATTCTTTATAAATCTTTGAGTAAATTCATCAGGATTGACGATATCTCTAACAATAGTTTCAATAGCTTTTTGAAGTTCTGGAATAATATCTATAACTTTTTGATATTCTGGCATTAGAGCGAATCTACTCTGAACTTCATTCATGATTTCAGTGACTACAGCATTATCACTAAATTTATCAATACTATTATCTTGACCGCTAACGGCGTACGCTCCACTAGGTTGAGCATCTTTATTTGAATCAGTTACAGACTTTAAAAGTCTGATCTTATCGGCATCTCTCATAGCGTTCATTATAATCTTAGCATATTCACCTGATTGAGATGTTTTTTCAACATCGACAACATTATCAGTACGATTTGTAGCCAATCTATCAGATAATATCTTTCGTGCATCTTCAATCAACTTATCATGAGTCCTCATGAATTTAGGAGAAATACCCTGCATACCAGCACTCATTATATCAAGTGCTTCTTGATTTTCATCACCAGTTTTTGCCATTTTTTATCCTTAATAAGTAAATGCATGCACGAAATGTTGCACTAATGCACTGAACGTTCTAGTTGACTCACCATTAATACCAACGATATTACCAACTTTTCGAATATGACTTCTAGCATCTTCATTAGCTTCATCTGTGAATACGCCGATCACACCTATCATATCGCCATCAAAATCTCCACCCAATGCAACTAAGAATAATGGAAATATGATAAGAGAGTCGATAAACATAGATTCAATATTTTTCATATCCTCTTCATAGTGAATCATAGGGAAATTATTATAAATACTATTCCCGATAGTGACTTTACTAGTTCTAGTGTAAGGTATAATATTTAGGCCACTTGGATAAGTACTATTATGATCTTCGACCGGATGCCGTGTAATATAAATATGTTTATCACTTATTTTATCTACAGCGGCCATATAAAATAAATGTATCAATCTGAGTGGTTGAATTCTATTACTAGCTGTTTCAACGTCAGTATTTATATCTAATTCACCACCATCATTAATATAACAGCCGATAGTTACTTCACCACCATCTTCTGAAGGTAATGTGAATAAATCTAATCTATGTTCAGGTGATTCATGGTATAATTCAATAAGATTATAAATATATTGTGTAGATAAAACTGTTTGCCAATCGCTTGCTAATCTTACACGCTCTATACCACCTTTAGGGTTGTGTCGTATAACATATTCAGATCCATGTAGATAATCGGTTATAATTTCTATAACACCATTTAATATAAATGGTGCAAAACACTTTATAGCAGCAAATAAAGGTAATAAACTTTTTTCAAAGGTAGATTGCATCTCATTAGGTGATTCAGCCTTTGAAACATCTAAGCAAGAAATAACCAATCTAGCTGCAAAATCGATATTCTTACCCATGACATATTTATGTATAAAGCCTTTTCTACCACCATACATTTTGATAATCATCTCATGGAAATCTACCATAATCTGATTCATTTCACGGTAGGAATCACTAACTTCGTTGAAAATACCAAGCATATCTCTTGTGGTTTTCATGGTAGAAGCTAGATTGATAAGTTTTATATATATGGCATTAACTTCATTCTTCTTAGAACCTTGCATATCAACATCACGATAAAATGGAGGTATTACTAACATTTTATCTATAAAAACTTGTTCAACATCTAAAGATTTTAGAAATCTTATACGATTAAATCTTACACCAGAAGTGCTACCTTTAGTGTCAAACTTTATATTTTTCCAATTTGATTTTAAGAACGTTGCTCCAGTGCCGATATCAACTCCTTTAGGAGCTTCGCCATCTACTTTAAAAAGATCACCATCTTTAAAGTAAAACATACCGTTACCGTATATAAGATCTATAAACAAACGTTTAATTGATTTCAATTCAAAAACACAATGTGGGTGTACAAAAGTATCATTTAATTTTATATAAGCGAAATGTTTCCTACGCTCTTCAGTTCCAGGAACTCCAAATATCTCGTATGAAGCTAACCCTTCTGGATCAGGTTCACCTTCTCTTATAAATAATTTAGATGAAGTTACTTCTTTTAAAAGTTCTAACTTAATCATTTCATCATTTAAAGAGAATATATCATAGGTTAACATATACTAACTCCTTCGTTATAAATAATAATCTTAGAATTATATGGTCCAATATTCCCACGATTGAATATTGCCGCAAATGTTGTAAAAAAAGATTCACTAACACCATTGTGACCATATGGACCCATAATATTTATACCTCTCTCTTTAGTATGTAAGATATAATCTAAAGCTAGTTTAATATTTTGAATCATTATTATGTCGTAACGAGTTCCACCCTTTATAAGATAATCAGCCTCACTAACACCATCTAAATACGCATATGTTATAGGAAATTTAAACTTTCCTGTAAAATGTCCGCTTATAGATGTTGTAAATTTCTCAATACCTTTAAATTTATATCTAAAACAAAATGTAATACTCTTATACATAGACTCACATCTAAATATTGTATAATATAGAGACGTTGCAGGTGAAGAATATAGAATTTTAATATAATTTTCTTTAAAGAAAATTTCAATAGATTCTTTAGTTAAATCTTTATTGAATTTAGTTTTGAATAAATTTATAACAAATGTTATATAATTTGTATTCTCTAATCCCCTATAGAAAAAAAGATCATAATCCCAATCTTTATCAACTATATCTTCAAACGATTCTAATAATAATTCAACTAAACCTAATGTGGTATATTGGAAAACATCATCCCAGAATACTATTGTATCTTTAAAAGGTTTATCGATATCTGGTTTCATAGTACTTTCAAGTTCTCTAAATTTCTTAAGAGTCATACTATCATTACCAAATGTTACAATTTCATCGTTCGCAAGTTTAGTCTCTATAAGTCTTATTTTATCAAGAATGTCATTACTCATACAATTCTCCAAAAAAAATATATAGGGGAATTACCCCCTATATATTTATATTAAACCATTAAAATACTTCACCATCATCATCAAACATACCATTTGAAGGAGAAGCTTCCCTACGAGGTGCACGATTATAACCGTTATCAGATTGAGGTTTCTGATAACGATCGTTTCCACCAGATCTATTACTTGAAGGATTGATCAGATTAAGCACTTTATTAAATGCTCCCTGATGCCATGATGAGAAACTGCAATAATTTGAAATATCCATACAGAAACGTACAAATGATATATCAAGAATATCGTATTTTGTTTTACAATTATTGAGAGCACCCTTCATGATCTTATCACAGAATACGATCATGTTAATTGTACTCTCACGAGTTACAATCATACGCACACGTTTAATACCATCAATTTCAACAGTATCAAACTTAATGATTCCGTATGTTTTAATACGACCTTCATAAAATCCTTCAATATTGAGGGAGATATCGATATCATCATATTCTTCTGAATTCTTAATGTACGATTCATCACGACCACGAACAATAGCTTCAAGCATATTGTTAAGAAGCATACACTGATTAACGTTCAATGATACAGAGTTATCCTTATTTTCAGAAGATTTCTCACCTTTCTTCCAAAATTTCAAACTCATACGACCATCATAAGAACTAATACTGAAACCTGACTGTCCATCTTCACTGAAATAAGAGTTTGGTGTATTTACACCCATAGTTGCTGGTTTCTTAAAATCTGCATTCATTTCATTCTCCTTAAAGCATTGTTATAGGTCGTTTAATATCACTCTCAAAAGCATTTATCGTATTGAAAATATCAAATATGAGAGTACTATATTCAATTGTTTTCAATCGTTTAACATTATTATGACCGTTTATAAATGTTATTACTAAGTCATATTTCAGATCGGTAATTCTACCAATCACTCTAACATCCCCATAATAAGTACTTATATCAGCTAAAGCTGTCAATATTTCCTTATCACAAAGAAATTCATAAATTACAGTTTCAACAAATCCTCTAGGAACTTGTTGATATGAAAATTTCAATGATTTGATAGTGAATAGATTCTCCACCGAATCATAGAGAAAATCCATACTAGATAATAAGAATGTGTTAAATAATTTAAATGTTTTAGCATAAAGATTATCACAAAATGTACCAATCATACCACATGCGATATGTAATGGCATCTGTGTGTCACTATCTGGAAAATCATTGAATCTCATTATATTACCATCAATATCATAATAAACCATTAACGAATCATCTGCTGTAGTCTCATAATGAGTATACCCACCACTAACAGTTAACTTCTTAAAGTTGACTAATGATATTTTAGTATTATCATCATTAAGATCTTCAAACCTAATTAATTTATTATGTGTTATTATGGGTATAGATCTATGCATTTGACTATGTACACTTGAATAAAACTGTGGGTACGGTAAAGGTAAGATAGTTTCAAAGTTTTTACCATCAAATGATATATCAAATTTTACAGAGATATGATCACCGATAATATCGACTTGTTTTCTAAATTGCCTATGAGCATTCCCTATGTTAAACATATTTAACATACTAACTCCTAATGGAGAGAAATACTCAAGTTCACCAATATTATTACTCCACACACCCATATAACTCGTATAAGCATTAAGTATCCTAAATGTAGAATCCAATAAGATCTTTCTATTAATCTTATTAAAATTAGGATGCTCAGCGCTATGTATAGTGATATAACCATTATAAATAGTTTTCACCAATACTCGTTCTGGATTGAAATTCGCATCTTGATGATAACAGCCATTTAACACTGATAGATTTATAATTGTACATCTAATATTATAAACACCATCAAGACATGCTTGAGATGTAGTATCATTTTTATGTATAAGAATATTTCTTCGACTATCCAATATATCCACTGAATTGATAAATGTACTTTTATTATAATCTCGAAGCTCTTCTTCATATAAATCTTCAGCATTTATAACTGGAATATACACATATCCTCCAAATTTAAAATTAACAATACTATTAACTAATAATTCATATATACGTTAATAGTATTGTTAAATATTTATAAGTTTATCAATGGTGAAATATGCTTTCTAGTAGAACTCATACGAGTTAAATGTAATCCTATTGCTGGAACTAATGTTGTTATAGATTTAATATGCCCTTCTGTAAGTTTATTAACATCTATTATATCTGCAATCCATGCAGGATATTTCTCAGCGGTATCAGGTACAGCTATAGTTCTTAATCCAAATCTAGGTATTTCTTTATTAGATGGATTCTTGAAAATAATTTTTCTAATAATCTCTCTAATACCTACATCTTTTATAAGATATAATTGATCTTCTCTTTCAAGTATAGTATTTAATACATATACTTTATTGTATGGTTGAATTATATTCTTTGGATACAATGTATTCCAAATCTCAACTCCACGTATACAACTATCGCTGATCGCATTGGCTCTATGACTACCTTTATACGCTTTGAATACACCAAACTTAACATTATGGTTAACTAAAATCTCATTCCGTATATATTTTTCAAGTTCATATACACGTCTTGTTATTCTAGTTAAAGATATTTCTTTAACATAATGTATTTCTTCTGAAAGAATTTTATTAAAAGTTTTAGCAACATGTGGATTTATATTACTCCCAGTTAAAGCAGACCCAGTGTTTGCGATTTTATTCACAAGTTCACCTTCTTTTAATCTCTGCCACCCTGAGTAATTCTTCTTTTTATTAGGATACAATAGTAAACTTTTAAAGAAGAATTCATTCTTCATATTAAGCTTCTTCCAAAAATCTCTAGGGACGTATGATTGTTTTGCTAGATTACCACACATTATATTACATATATCACTAATAATATAATTCATGATATTACCAGCTCTAAACATACAACCTTCATCATAAAATGAGTCAAATTTTACAGTACATTTATCATTAACATAATCAATCCACTCATCCAACCTAACAATAACAGAGTCTGTATCAGATATTGGTACGACATATCTTCCACGAGTTTGATATTTATCAACTCTATCATAAGTTGCAATCAATGGAACTACAAAATGCATAAATATTTCAACAAGATTATTCAAAGGTTCAATATATATTGAACACTCACTATCTTTTGAAGTCATCTTACTTAAAAGAGGTGAATTAAACTCACGATTCTCAATCATTATCCAATCAACAATAGCTAATACTTTAGGATTACAATTTAAAAACTTATAAAGATTATGTCTATAATAGAAATTAATACTTTTATTAGGATCTTTCTCTATATTTTTTAACATTAAAAATAATGATGTATCATTATCTATACCCTTTTTCTTATCTTCTGGTATATGGTTTAACAATTCTTTCAATCTTTCAGTAAGCATATCAAATGTTGGCACTTTAATATCATATTGAATTATTAAATTATTGTCAAGTTCTATATTACAAATCTCAGAAACATATGCATAGAATTCATTATAATTCTTAAAACACATATTTCCACCTAAGAACTTCTCAAGAGTGAACATCATTTCTGATATCATCTCTCTAGCCTGACTTGTTATAGCACTAGCACTATCTGGAGAATATAGAATATACCCAGGCATTGTAGATACACCATAAGAAGAATTTATATATTCTTTAGCAGTGTTTTGAAGATTGTCATATTTTCTAGCATTCGCAACATCACCAGCAACCTCATATGCGATTGCCATATTTTTAAGACGTTTTCTATCAGATAGCCACTTATTCAGAAGACCATTGAGTTCTGATTCTTTAACATCGTGGCGATAATTGAGAGTTCCATTTGCACAAATTATAAGTTTTTCTTTATCAACAACTTTTAATACATCATCTAACGGATATTCGAATGTTTTTTCTTCATAAACATTTCTCATAAACATCATAGGATTTAAAGACTTAGCTATAAGATTATCTAAATATAAATTAATTTTATCTAAATTAACTCCAGTATCACCATATACTGTAACAAGACTCTGGATCATTTTCTGTTTCCAGTAGGCTTTCAAACTCATATTTCTAGATTCTGGCATATCGTCTTTGATGACCACACTATACTCCTTAAAAATTTTTAACCTATTGAACTGTTTCAGTATTAATAAAATAAAAAATAGAGGGTTGTTACACCCTCTACATAATTATTCATTTAGGAATTTCTTGTATTTGTATTTATTATTATCCCACCAACTATTTTCACCAATTCTATCAACATCCATGAATTTATTAACATCATAATTCTTATTAAATTCATCGTATAAAATTCGTTGTTCTTCCATAGATGTTTTATAATTTGCTAATTTTTTAGGATCTTTAATCTTATAACCGAAAATAACACGAGTTTCATCATCTATTGAATCCTTCATCAACATTCTAGCAAGTTCAATATCAGAATCTCTTTGATATTGTGATATATCTTCTGTCAATAGATTTTTGAGAACCATTTCTTTAAATTCAGTTTTAGCTTTAATTTCACCATTTTTAATCCAATTAAAGAATGAATATGTTGAAAACGTTATCCCAAAAATACTAATAAGTGTTATAATACCTATTCTTAACCCATTTATAATCTCATAAAGTATTGGTGATTGGGTTTTTAAACGGAACATTTTTCTCATAATCATGATACTAACTCCTTTTAAATATAATTAATCACTACACACTCATGTACTGATTCAAATTAATATATATAGTTTAAAATCAATTTCTATTTTTTGTAATGATCGATATTTTGTATACATATAATATAGTAGTAATAGAACGATTATATCTTTTACTCACAGTAGATACGAATGTATTTTATCTATGGTTCGATTTAAAAATTATTTGGTAGAGATACCAGATTGGACAAGTTATGTTTAAGAAAAACGCACCTGCCGCTAAAACGTCAAAACCTTCAACCAAGGAGATTTTCTCAAATCTCTTCGCACACCTCGTTGCAGGGTCAACATATGAGATGGACAATCTCAAAGTGGAAATAGAAGGTATTAGAACAAGTGCCGCCTTTAAGGCGGTAATTGATGGGAAAAATATCCTTGAGGGCGATATGCCCTCAGTTGATGACGGAACACTTGACGTCAATTGGGATTACTCCCACGAAAAGTGTGTTATAACAACGGCAGGTTGCCGTATGAAATTCAACCTTGGCGGTGCTGCCAAGGTGTCCGACAACAAACACGAGCGCCACAACTCTCGTTACGAAAGGATAAACCTTGACGAAGCTGCAGAGCTTCGCGAGAAGTCCCGGTTATGGGACGAGTTCATTGCACAAAAAGACGATGATTCGAAAGATGAATCATCCGGAGAATAGTGTTTAATAGGAGGAGGGGTTATTCCCTCCTCCTACAATATTCACAATTTAACAAAAGGACTAATTGATGTTCGATTTGATCGACACAATTATCTCTGCGATAATTATAAAATAAAAAGACTAACCATCTTTTTTTATTAAAATCTTTCAAAACATCTAAATAGATGCTATATTGCAATTTATTTATTTATTTCGGAGGTTATTATGGATCGTCGTATGCTTATCGCTTCAACACTTTTGAAGCTCCGCCCTCAGTTACTTGGTACTGAATCTGAAATCGCTGACGGAAATGTTGATAAACTTGTCATGTCTGACACTCTTGATTTCGGTTCTGGTCAGGAAATTAAGGATATCCTTGATACTGTTAAGAGTGAGACTACTGAAGTCACTTCCACGGAATCAGAAGATGCTCCTAATAAAATCGATAGTACATATACTCCAGTTGAAGCAAGTGCATATCTTTTCAAAGGTAATGAAACTTTCACATACCCTACTGTTGAAGAAGCTATTCTCATTAAGACGGCTTTCAATGCAGCTCCTAGTGAACAGATTGAGTCATTTAATAAACTCCTTGACCGAGTTAATGTTGAATTCCAGGCTATTTGGCATAAGAGTGTAAAAGAAATCACTCCTGTAGTTCAGAAGCTTGTTGAACTTACTGGTGAAAATGGTACTGAGGCTTCTCGTATCATGGATACCATTAAAAATGGTAATATTCTTTTTATTCGTAAATAATAAAAATAGAGAAGAGGGTGACCTCTTCTCTAATATTATAATAATTTATCAATATCTGACTTAATGGTAGTTTTTAAAATATTGTATGTAGGATCATTCACTACGATATTCCCGACATCTAATCCATTAAACAATTCATTTGTTTTAGTTTTTATTTCTTCAAAGGTTGTTATAACCTCATTATTTTCAGATAATATCCTTATGATATTCTCATATTTTATTCTATTATTAACAACTGATAGTTTTTCACGTTTAGTTTCTTCAGTTAATTCAATTAAATTATTGTATTTATTAAGAACTTCTCTAAATTCAACAGCATCCCTATTTTTATTTAATAGAGTTGCGGCTTTAGCATCCTCAAACGTTTTTTTCCTAAATATATCATAATCTGTATATTCGGTTAATGGTTTTAACACATCTGTAGATGATGAGCTAACTGACACAATCACGTTACCAAATTCTTCTAATTCTTTCAATGCGGTTGTTAAATTATTAATCAACCCTTCGTAGAATAGACCTTTTTGATAGGTTAATTGATTATATGTCAACAATCCTGAAATTTTAAGAGTTACATTATCACAAACTAATAATTCTTCACTCCTACCAAAATCTATAATAGCTTTAGGTATGATCATCAACAGTTTAGGATCATATGTTACAGGATCTCTACTCACAACAGGTTCACACACATATATATCAGGACATGCATTCATCGTCTTAACATATGATGCCAAACCTAAACCATATTTAGAGAAATACTCAGAAAATATAGAATCTTTACTATAAGTTGATGCTTCTTTATCATTAGTTATAGATGATACTTTAACATCAGTTACATCGTAATCTCCCCATGGTGAGTTATACTTTAGTGTATAGGTTTTACCTATATCAAGGTTGTTGTTGACCATGTATAGCCTCGTAGTTGAATCCGTGAACGGTAAATTTACATTTATTAAAATTAAAACTTATAGATTCTAAAAATAATAAATCAAACAATTTATAATGAGATGTTTCAAATGCCATATCATTAGGGATATTTAAATTAGATATAAGCTCTTGATCAGTCATATCATTAAAACCTTTAGTTATAACAACATGCTCACTATCATATGAAGTTCTAAGACCGGGCATTATACCGAGTAATATCTTTGAAAATAACTTAATGTAAAATCTTAATGATTCAGATACATCATCATACATTTTCATACCAGTAGCATATATACTATAATTAGGAAACGATCCGCCAAATAATCCACCATCTGAAACATCGCCTACAGAATTATTAACTACTAATAATGGTATTCTAAAAACCCCATTAACCTGCGATGAAATATTAACATCATTATCAAAACGACTAAGACCTTCCAACAACATAACTTCAACAGTAGTATTAGTTGCATCTAAAAGTCGACCATAGTATTTACGTTTCTCTAATTCATCCTTAATAGACCCCATAGAAATAGGAGTTGTTATAATATTATCAAAACAATTAGATAATAACGGATATATATCAATATTTGATATCGTAAACAGATCAGGATATTCAGCATGTAATTCTGCATTAGTCCTTGTACGAGCTTTAGGTTCACCAAATATTAAAACTTCTTCTTTTATAAGAAATTCTTTAACTTTAGATATCTGTATATATATTTGGGGCACATATTCTTTATAAAAATGTGTATATATAAAGAATTGTTGAGTTACTGTTTTAAAAATTATACCATTTACAAATAAAACATGTCTAGTTGTAAAAATAGTACAATTTTTAAAATTTCCGTATGATTCGATGTCTAATATACTATTTAGTTTTATATTAGGCTCATCTATAGGTTCATTAACATTACCATACGGTAATAGTTCTGTAACATTTGCGTTATCGTTAGTGAAATCATATTCATCATGCTTAACCCTATATTTACCAGAATTAAATCCAAATTCAGATATAAAATCGTCAGGAGTTAAATAAAAATCATAATATGTTGGAGCAGTTCTACCATTTACATTTTTTAATGCGAATGATACATATGCCAATCTTCCAGTAATAGAACTTTTAATAAATGTTAAAGATTTAGTTACATAATCTGGGGCTAGACCTTTACCATCAACAAGTTTACTAGTGGATATACCTTGATCTCCACTAGAATTATAATCGACAGATGTAGCTTTATCAGGTATAGTGGTTTGATT